CCATTGATGGAAGGTGATGATGCGCCTTTGAAGCGACTGACTGCCAAGCAAGTGCAGGCGCAAAGTATCAAGTATCTCGATCTGACTGGACCTGCGAATGAAGACGCGGGCGAGCCAGTAGATGCAGATGAGGACTGACCTTTAACTTTACTTGGATGCCCACATGGACCGCAGTTCAACTCCGAAATTGAAGACGGCACCGGTCACACTGCCCATTAGTGTTGCTGACATAAAACTACATTTGTGCGTTGATGTTGTTGAAGATGACGCTCTCATTGAAACTTATTTGAGAGCAGCTGTCTCTCGTCTTGAAGGATACCATGGTGAACTCAAGCGGTGCCTCATCAATCAAACCTGGGAACAGAGCTACTGCTGTTGGCCTGGTAACAGAACCTTCAAACTCTGGTTTCCTGATGTCTCCAGTGCTGAAGTCTCATATTTGGATGTAAGCGGTGTATCAAAGCAGCTTGCTCCCACGTTGCTTGAGTTTGAAAGCAGTGCGGAAGGAACTGATCTTCACCTCGCAAAGAGCTATTCTTTTCCGCGATTGAATGCCGATAAGAGGCATCCCATTAAGGTTGCGTATGTCACTGGATTTGGTGAACAGCCTGATGATGTTCCCGCAGCGATAAATGCAGCACTCATGATGATGGTTGGTCATATGTACGCTACTCGTGAAGACGTGGTGATCGGATCAGTTGCGACTTCAGTGCCTCACTCCTCCAAATTCATGCTTGAACCTTACCGGCGCTTTATCGGGTAAGTGGGGATTTAAAAAGGTTATCATCATGCGGGCTGGACGTCTCAAAGACAGGATCACCTTCAGGCGCAAAGCAACTGTTTCCAATGGCTCCGGTGGCCTGATTACATCCTGGCATCTTCTCTTCAAGACTGTGGGTGAGCTGCAAATGTCTAAAGGCAAGGAGGTGATTGCTGGCGGGCGTATTGAAGCCTCTGCCATGGGCGTCCTTTCCATTCGTTATTCGGCTGTTTCCGCTGATCTGAGCGAAGCAGATATTGCGGTGATTGATGGCGAGACATTCAACATCCGTTCAATTCATGATCCTGAAAGGCGCAAGCGGCGGCTGGAACTGCTGCTTGAACGTGGGGTAGCAGTCTGATGGGTGATGGTGTGAAGGTATCTTCAAACCTTGATGAGGTGATGGCGCAGTTTCGAAAAATTGCTCCTGGCGTTGATCAGGAAATTGAGAAGGTTCAGAAAAAATCCTCAACAGAGCTTGCCAGCATTGCCAGTGCAGCAGCCCCCCAACGCAGCGGACAATTGTCCCGCTCCCTTAAATCCAGAAAAGCAACGTCGGAAGACAAACTGGCCTGGGGGGAAAAGCAGGTCGCTGGAAGCCAGTCCGGCTGGGTGGTCGTTATTTGGTTTACGTGGCACTGGCTGGAGTTTGGAACAGTGCATCATCCAGCTCAACCGTTCTTCTTTCCAGCATTCAGGCTTATGAAAAAACGCCATAACGGGCGCATGAACCGAGCGCTGAACAAGGCAATCAAGGACGCTCTCAAATGAACGATTATGCGGTTGCTCTACAGACCAAGCTTTATGAAACGCTTGTAAATGCCGGAACGGCTGCAAAGTCCATCTTTGATCACCACACATCGGAAGTTGATGAAGAGGGATACCCATTCATCCAGATCGGGGAATGGCAGGCGATACCCAATGATGTCACCGGTGCATATGGCTCTCATGAATTTGTTGATCTTCATATCTGGTCTCGTGCTTCCGATCAGCTTGAGGCCAAGCAGATAATCGCAAAGCTTTATGGGAAACTGCACGATGCTGACTTGGTGGTTGAAGGGCTGAGTTCCTGCTTCTCGTTTGTTGAAAGTACGCGCGTCATGACTGATCCGGATGGGGTCACGCGTCATGGTGTCATAACGGTGAAATTTCATTGCAGAAAGGCATAGACATGGCAGACGGAAAAGGTCGGTTACTTCTCTTAAAACTTGGAAATGGTGCGGATCCTGAAGTGTTTGAAAACACTGCTGGGATTAAAACCAGAAACCTGTCCATCAACAACTCCCTGGTGGATGCAACGGTACCAGATAGCGATGACCCTGGCTCGATTGTCTATTCCTCATCTGTACACGGTATTCAGTCAGTCTCGTTTTCCGGGTCAGGTTTGAGTGATGATAGTGCAACCAGTACACAGCTCAACGCCGCTTGTCTGGAGCAAACCCGAACCAACGCTAAGGTCATTGTTCCAGGTCTTGGTGAGTATGCAGGTGTCATCCTTATCGAGAGTATCGAGTTTTCAGGTGAGGTTGAAGGGGAAGCGGAGTTCAGCATCTCCGTCAAGTTCACCGGCAAAGTCACCTTCACTGCGGAGTAGATCATGCGAAGAGCAAATAAAACCCGGGGCGAGGTAGCGCTCCAGCTTAACGGTTATGATCTTATTCTTTGTGCCGAAATGGAGCGTTTGGAGCAATTGGAGCAGGCGTGTGATGGCCGGCCATTAGGGCAGCTTATTGGTGACATGGACATGATGTCACTTTCAACGTTGAAAGCTTGTCTTGGAGCTCTCACGATTGAGGGGGATGCGAAGCAGGCCTGGGAGAGTCAAACCGGGGTGAATTATCTACCTCTGCTGAAGGAAGCTATTACAGCAGCATTGTTCCCGGAACTGTCTGAGGGAAAGGGCGAGGCCGAAGTGGAGAGCCCTTAAAGTTCTTTCCATTTCGGCAATGGCTTCAATGGTTACCAGCACTGGGGTGGAGGCCATCTGATTTTTGGAAAGCAAGTCTGGTGGAGTTCAATGAAGCTGTTGAGGGCTGGATTGCTGTGAATGGCAGCAATGGAGATGGAAGCAGTCTTACCACTTCAGATCGTGACGAGCTGAGACAATTGATGGATCTTCATAATGTCTAATTCCAATGGAAGCCAAAAAGTAATCACGCTTTTTGATGCCCGAACAACGGACATGGAAAAGAAGATTGCCCGCTTGGAGAGGAAAACCAAGGGCAGCTTTGCACGGAACGAAAAAGCTGTTCGTGGTTTCAATCAGGAAATGAGGAAATCCAGCGCTGCTGCTGGAAAGCTTCTCAAATCAGTCGGCTCTTTACCATTCGCCGGGGCAGCAGCTGGGGCTCTGTCTCTGGCCGGTGCTTTGACCCTTGCCAAGCAAGGCCTTGAAGACTTCGACAAGGTGGCGAAGACTGCAAGGCAAAACGGCTTGAGTAGTGAGTTCTACCAAACGCTGGCGTTTATGGCTGGGGAAGCCTCGATTGAAACCTCCACTCTAGATACGGCCTTGCGCAAGTTCACAATTGGAGTTGGGGAAGCCAAGTTTGAGACTGGTGAGTTGTATTCTGCCTTGGAGAAGGCAGATAGGGGTTTGCTAAGAGCACTCGTGAATGCGTCCAGTGGCGAAGAACGTTTGAGGCGTTACGCCGATGCAGTGTCTAAGGCCAAGACTGCTGAGGAAAAAGCTCTGTTGGTTAAGGCAGGGTTTGGCCAACGAGGAACAGACCTTGTTCGTGTTCTTGAACTTGGATCTGATGCCATGGACAAGGCTGGAAGGAAAGCCAGCGCTCTTGGGAATATTATTGAAAATGATGTTCTCGATCAGGCAGAGGAAATGCAAAACCGTTTGGGAAATGCCTCTGATGCTTTGGATAAACAGCTCAAAGCGTCCTTGATTGACATCGGGCCGTATCTCATAAATTTCAGTGAGAACATGGCTGGGGCAGTCAAGAAAGCTAGAGAACTCAAGGAAGCAGTAAAGGGGGGATTTGGCAATTTCTCAAAGGGGATGAGTGGACTTATAGGGTCTCCTTTTGATCCTGATATTGATTTGCTAACGGGTAAAGATGGATCTCCGTTTAAACCTGGCAGCTTTTCAACCGGCTATCTTGAGAAGGCTCTTGCAAAAATTGAGGCTGATCGTGGGATCTTGAGTAAGCGTCTGACAGCTACACAAGAGCGATTGAACTCAGGATCGTTGTCGCAAACCTTTCTGAATACTGAGAGCATGAAAGAAGCGGCACTATTGGAGCAAATCAGTGCTTTGGAAACGAAGCTCCAGCTTGTTCAGGAGATCTTGGATAAGCGAAGTAAGAACAACAGTAAGCTGGCCTCAATGTCTGAGACATTGCCTGCTTCAACAGTATCAGCTGCAAGGGTAGCTGTGCCAACATCCAAGCCGGTTTTGGGAGTTGATGATCTTGTCGGTACCTATCGCAGTAAGGCTGCGAAAGATGCGATCAGACAGGCAAAAGCGGTTGATCGGGTTATTGCAGCTCTTAAGCATGAACGTGATTTGATTGGCAAAACAGAAATGCAGCAGCGGCTCCTGAACCAGTTGCGTGCAGCAGGGGCTGGGGCAACCAAAAAACAAAAGCAGGAAATTGAGAGCCTGGTGCGAGGCATCGATAACCAAAGGGCTGCACAGGAGAGCCTCAATCAAGTCTCCCAGTTTGGCGGGCAATTGATCTCAGACCAGTTCTCCCAGATCACAGCGGCCATCGATACGGGCAGCACAGCGCTTGACCAGTTTATCAAGACGATGGCGGACGCTGCTATTCAGGCTTCGTTGTTTGGAACTGGTCCGCTTGGCTCGATGTTTGGCGGTGGTGGTTCCGGTTCTGCTGGTGGCGGCCTGGTGTCCACTCTTGCAACTATAGCATCTTCATTCCTTGGGTTTGATCAAGGTGGCTGGACGGGTCCGGGGGGCAAGTACACTCCTAAGGGTATCGTGCATGGCGATGAGTACGTGTTCTCTAAAGAGGCGACTAGGAAGCTTGGTGTTGCCAATCTTGATGCGCTGCATAAAAGCGCCAAAGGCTTTGCAAGAGGTGGCTTCGTCGGTGGTCCTGTTCCCATGATCCCGAAACCTGCTGCAATTCCTGCACCAGCAAACCGCAATACTCCTTCTGAGATCCGGTTGGTGGTTGAGGGCAGTTCTGAGTTTGATGTCAGAGTGGCCGGCGTTGCTGGTCCTGTTGCTGTGCAAATCGTCGATCAAGCTAAACCTGGCATCATCAAAGCAGCCACTGCTCAGTCCCGTGGGAACGTGGTCAATGACCTGAATGCTTACGAGCAAAACAAGGGGGGAGGCTGGCTTGGCTAATTTCGTTCATTGGCCATTCAAGCTGTTTGCGATGCGGGGTAAACCAGCCTTTCACCAGCGGCCTTTCACCAGACAGGGTGGTATGACGTTGGGTGGCCGCGATCTTGTAACGCAAACCGACTTAGGTTTCTGGCGGGCTGTGTTTCCAAACATCATGGTGATGTCAAATGATATGCACCACGAGGAAGCTTGGAATGCAATCCAAGTTGCGTTGCAGGGGCGAAGTGGCTTGGTGATCGTTCCGGCTTACTACACGGGCTCACGGCTGCAGCAGCTCGCAAAGACACAAAGTGCTCTGACAACTCACTCTGATGGGTCCACGTTTTCCGATGGCACGAAGTATTCCAGTGAGCCACCTTTGGTTCAAATGGAAGAAGACGCACAGATCGGTGCAACTGTTGTGAAGCTTCGCGCTTTGCGTGAAGGGTTGAGCCTGACGGGCATCAAGTACAGTTACTTTCATGCGCTTTACCAAACGGGTCCGGTAATCGCAAAAGAGGGTAACGTGGTTCAAGTCCCGATCTTTCCTGCGACGCGGGCTAAAATTCCGGCAGGTTCTATTCTCACAGTGAAAGAGCCAACGTGCCTGATGCATCTTGCCTCTGACAATGAGATGGACATTGTTCACGGTGTGTCACCGATCACAAACAAGACGCTGAACTTTGTCGAGGCAATCGATTACTGGGATAAGGTCGCAGCCGAATGAATGCCCGCAAAGTGATGATCCTGATGAAGATGGATTTCCCAAAAGGAACCTCTCGCTTCTGGTTTGGATCTTGCCCTTACATTGATGCAAATGGTGATCACTGGCGAGCTGCCGGGGAACTTCCGGAATCAGCCTTAAGCACGCTGCAATATTCCTTTTCTGGTGAGGCCGTGATTATGGAGGTCGGCCTGTCTGGCGTTCCTCAGGACATTGCCGACCTGGCTTATGAAGAAACTCAGGAAGATGATGTCATCGGGTCTGAAGTGCAGATTTTGTTGCAATCTTGTGATCAGTACTTTCAGCCTGTTGGAGATCCAATCGTCAAGTTCACAGGCGAAATCATCGATCTGAATTTTCACAAAGCAGCGACGGGTGATCAGGCTCAACCTCACATCAAGCATGAAGTGATCGTAGTTGTTGCGAATGTGTTCCATGCCCGCAAATCGCGGCGCAATGCTGTGCTGTCGGACTCAGACCAAAAAGCGCTGTCGCTTAAACTCAATCCTGACCTTCTTCCAGATCTGTCGTGTGAACGAGTGACCCTCATGAACGAGCAAACCATCACTTGGCCACGTGCCTGAAAAACCTGCAAGGTTGGCTGTCAGATCGACGTGACATGCGCTTCGATCCCGGCAAGGCTGACTGTTGCTTGGTCCTTGCCGATTGGGCGTGCTTCAACGGCTATCCCGATGGTGCTCAGTTTCTGCGCGGCACCTACTCAACCACTGAAGAGTTGAACGAACTTCTCACAACATCTGGCGGGGCTTTAGGTTTGGTCGAGGGCTGTGTTGCAATCGCGGGCCTGCTGGAAACGCGCTCTAGGAAGATCGGTGACATCGGGGTAGTCGGCAGTTTGCATAACCCGCTCCGGCAGTGGGGAGCAATCTGGGACGGGCTCAACTGGCAAGTTCATTGGCGGGATGGTTTTGAAACCATTCACGCACCAGCTCTGAAAATCTGGAGTGTTTGATGCCTCATGCTGTTGCATTGGGTGTTGCGTTCGTATTGTCGAACGGAGCGGCCATACTTGGTGCATCCGTTGCGACGCAAGCTATTCTTGCGGGTGCTGCGGTGTCCTCTGTTGGTGTTGGGATTATCGGTGTCGGCTTGTCTGCTGGTGTTGGATACGCCGTCAAGGAGTTGGCGGGCACTCAGCGTCGGCAGAGTAATGCAGCTCCCTTGCCAAGTGTTGCAGACGGCAAAGTCAATCAACGGCAAAGCGTACCGTCTCGGTCGTTTGCTTATGGGTTGGTGCGCAAGGCTGGAGACATGATGTTTCTGGAGGAGCGTGACGGGACTGCTTACATGATCATCGCGCACGCTTCTCATGAGATAGATGGGTTTGTTGAACACTACCTGAGTGATGCAGCGGTTGAGATTGATGAAGATGGCAACGTCATAAAATCGCTGAGCAATGATGAGGATGCATCTAAGTATTACCGCCTCAGTGGTAAGGCTAAGGTCATTATCAAAGAGCGGTTGGGCACTCCGGTTGGTGAGCCGTATTCCGAACTGGTCACGAAGTTTAGTGATATCTGGAGTGATGATCATCGCGGCGATAACATCGCCAGCACGCTTGTGATTTGTAAGAGCGTCAGCGCTCAGCATCATAGAACGGTGTATCCGCATGGATATCCGACAGTGACATCTTTGGTTCGGGCGAAGCGCGTTTTAGATCCTCGAACTGATGAGGTTGCCTTTAGCAGGAACCTTGCGCTTCACCGTCTTGATCTTCTGCTTTCTCCCTATGGAGGTGCTTTGAAGTCAAACCGGATTAATCTTGAGAGTTGGGCCAATGCTGCTGCTGTCGCTGATGAGCAGGTCACCAACTTCCAAGGGGATCAAGAGCCTCGATATCATGGTGGCTTCAGTGGCCGGGAGAACAATGACCCCACCGAGGTCGCAAGGCTGATTGATGAAGCGGGTGAACTGCTGCTCTATGTTGACCCGCAAGGCAAGGTGGCGGTGCATGCCGGGGAGTGGGTAGAGCCTGACATTCACTTGAAAACAGCAGACATCAAGGAAGTGACCTTCCTGTCAAACCGGAATCCAAACTCGAATGTGAAATCTGTTCGGGGCCTTTGGACCAATCCAGAGCTAAACTATACCGAGGATGATGCGGTCATCTGGGGTGATCCGTATGTGGATGAGAACGACCCCAGGTCGCGAACCGTTGATAACGAATGTATCCAAAGCCACAACCATATGCGGCGCAAACAGAAGCTAAAATACATTCGTGCGACGGCTCCGCGAGTGCGAATTGTGTGCGACTACTTTGCATCTGAGAACCTGCCATTTCGACGCTTTATCAAGATCACAGAGCCGCCTCATCTGGTGGATGCCTATCTGGAACTTATTGGAACTCCGATCTTGGATCTCAACAATTTTACCCACCAGTTAGAGGCAATCGTTGTTCCTAAGAGCCTTTACGATTTTGAACCTGAGGAGGAGGGCGAAAAGGGTGATCCTCCTCAGCGTATTGGTTCCTCTGCATTGCCGATTGTCACCAGCTTTACGATTGCATTTGAACAGCAGGGGCAGAGCTTGATTGCTGAGGCGAGCTTCTCGCGTGGCTCTGAGGCTCTCACCTACGAGCTTGAGTACATGAAAACCAGCGGCGGCGCTGCCAAGTATGCGCAGGCAAACGATGGTGAAGAAGCCATCGAGACAGAAAGTTTGACTGCTGGTGTGGAGTATCGGTTCCGTATGCGAACCCGTTCGGTCTTTGGGCAAAATAGCAGCTGGTCCAATCCGGTTGTGCTTACAGCTTCTGCTTAATCTCTTTTCAAAATCTGGAGTTGGCTATGAACTTCCTCACCAAGGAAATTGTTTGGCGTGATTTTGTGACGTTCGGTCTTGGTAGCACCACTGAGCACGAACCAGTCAAAGCTGAGATTAGAGCGTATCTGGGGCAGCTTGAGATAGGTTCTACGCTTGGAGCAGTGATCGTTAAGACCAAGGCCGAGCTGGATAATATAACCAACAAACCAGACTACACACCTGCCATAGTCGGAGCTGACTCCAACCACGCCTTAAGCGGTTACTATCAGTGGCTGGGCGGCACCTGGCACTATGTGCGCGACCTTGCTGACAGTATCACGCGACTGGTCGATATCGATGGGACGGGTAATGCGATCAGGGCGAAACTTCGATTGGGTGTCAGCCTCTCGGCAGTTGAGTTTGCAGTCTTCGTTCCCATTGCAAACAACTCAGGCGCCGTGACCATCAAGGTTGATGATGTGCTGTTGCCAATTCGAAATGGCCTCGGCAATGAACTCGACCCTGATGACCTGCAGAAGGGCTATCCGGCGATGCTCACAGTGATTGAGGGGCAGGAGGGTTATGTTCTCCTTAATCCGGCAAATGTCGAAGCAGTGGTTCTTGCGGCCAAGACCGCATCCATAGCAGCTCGTAATCAGGCACAAACAGCTCAAGGCAAAGCAGAGGATGCTTTGAACCAACTGGAAGCAGCAGTTGAGCAAGCTTCTGATCTGGCGTTCAAACGCTTCAATAAGCTCTATCTAGGGTCATTTGACGACGATCCGGACACTGATAATGAGGGCAATGAGCTGGCAGATGGAGCGCTGTATTTCAAATCGCCAGATAAGAAGTTGAAAGTCTACTCTGATGTTGATGGATGGGTGCTTGCAACTCCAGAGACAAGTGACTTTCTCCATAAAACGAACAACCTGAGCGATATTCCCAGTGCGCCTCATGCTCGGCAGAACTTAGGTCTGCAAAACCTGGCGGTGTTAGACAAAGTTGGAACTGAGGAGATTGAAGATAGTTCACTCTCCACTCAAAAATACAAAAACAGCTCTGTTACAGATCAGAAGCTCAATTCTGCAAAACTGAATACGCTTGCAGCTGTTCCGAGGATTATTGCCGCTGCGAAGGTGGATACAAACGGTGATGTGCTTTGGGCAAGCAATCTGACCTGCAGCCGTACTAGTGTAGGTGGTTACGAATACGAGTTCGTACAAGCGCTCCCATCCAGCAAAGCAGGTAAATACACCGTCTTAACGACGGCAGATGAAAGCGGGCACATACCTCGAACCACTGCGAAAACAAAAGATGGCTTTAAGACTGGATTTGTGACACGGCGAACGACCACACCTTATCCATTTGTCGGCTCAAGCACAGGTCACGATGTGGTTGTGATTGGTGTTTGGTAGGGCATTGCAAGCGAACTCAACTGAAAGCCGGCTCCCCTGGGGAGCCTTTTTTGTGAGGTGATCATGGGACGGGTACCAGACTTGGAATCTCAAGAAATGCTGTTGGAACTTGGATTCAATCCAGGCAAGCCCGATGGTGATTGGGGCAGACTTTCAGAACATGCCTATCAGAGTTGGCTAGGCTTCAAGATTAAAGCGGTCAAAAGTGGCGAGCCGCCATGGCTTATTGAGGCGCGACGATTGTTGGGAACCAAGGAAATATCAGGACCGAAGCACAATCCAAGGATTATGGGTTGGGCGAGTAAGTTGGGTATCTCCTACCAGACTGATGAAACCCCTTGGTGTGGTCTGTTTGTCGCCCATTGCATGAGCCTTGTTTCTGATCGCCTGCCTATCAATCCTCTAGGGTCTCGCCAATGGGCGAAATACGGCAGACGGTTAGATAAAGGGGTGCCTGGCTCTATTCTTGTCTTCTGGCGCGGTAGCCCTCGCGGTTGGAAAGGGCACGTTGGTTTCTACGTTTCTGAGAGTGCCGGCCACTATCATGTGCTTGGTGGCAATCAGTCCAATGCAGTCACAACTGCAAAGCTTTCAAAGCGGCGGCTCTTAGATATCCGGTGGCCGGAAAGCTATCCAGTGAAAGGAGAGCGGGTGTTGGCGCAGCGCGAAGGTGCTGTCTCGATCAACGAAGCCTAAGATGCTTTAGATTGAAACTGTAATTGCAAATTCTCATTCTTGAATGGAGCTAATATGCAGAAGTCAGAGACGGGTACAGCATTGGTTTTTGCGGCGGCTTGGATTGCACAGAATTGGACTTTTTTTCTTGAACCGATCTTTCAGGCGTTGCTAATCATCTTGACTGTGGTTGCTGCGTTTTTCATGGCGTGGAACAGGATCTTGGATAACCGTCTCAAACGGCGACAACTTAAGGAAGGCATTGATAAACGATGAGAACCTTTGTGCGCTCTGATTAGTACATAGAGCTTCATAGTGCATCATTGTTGCTTAATGACCATAACTGCTATTCGCTGAGATATCAGTCCATACCTAGGGAACTAAGCTGTCGTTCCTAGATGTGAAGATCGATTACTGACACTGCGAATTTGAGTTTGATATTCACACATCACACTCCGATATTGGCCAAACCATCGTTCACTTAGGCATTTTCGCTGATAATCAAGCTTAGGTGCGCAGCCACAAGTTTTGCGCAAGCATAATACCCCTAGATTAAGTTGCATTTTTGGGAGTATTTTCAATGCCAAACAGCACACCAGTTTCCTCTCCTGTCTTAGTCAATACTGATGAGAACAGAGTAACTTCAATTCGAGTCATTTTTCAGGATTCAGATCTCAGCGATACTCATTCCCTCGCTTTGAATTCGGACGAAATGACCGGTTCCGGTACTGTGGTCAGTGATGACACGTTCCATTATGATCCAGGAACAGCGTTTGACTATCTGGCTGTTGGCGAAACTGCAACTGATACGTTTTCATACACGGTGACAGATGCTGCAGGTGCAAGCTCGACCTCAACGGTCACGATAACTATCACCGGGCATAATGATGGACCCGTTGCTGCTGCACTGACATTGGTGACCGATGAGAACACCTCGATCATTATCCTCCCTGATGTAACCGACCCGGACAACAACGATACGCATAGTTTCACAGTAGATACATCCGGCACGATTGGCAGCGTGATAGTAAATGCGGATGGTACTTTCTCATATGATCCAAATGGGAAGTTTGATCACCTCGGAGCCGGTGAGACTGCGACAGATACCTTTACCTATACAGTCACAGATGCAGCTGGAGAGAGCTCTACTGAAACCGTTACGGTTACAATCAATGGCCTCAGCTCAAATACGTCACCTGACACTTTCCCGTATGAGTTCACCACTGACGAAGATACACAAATTGTTTTCCGTACCATCTTCCATGATCCGGATGTAGGCGATACCCACACTTACTCGCTTAATACTGATGGTTTGATAGGAACGTTGACGGAAACAGGTGAGGGTGTTTTCCACTACGACCCAAGTATCGGCTTTGACTATCTGGCTGAGGGAGAAACGGGCACCACCACCTTCACCTACACGGTGACTGACAGCTCTGGGGCAAGTGACACCGATACCGTAACCATCACAGTTACTGGCCGAAATGATGGACCTGTTGCTTCTGCAATGCACGTAAGCACCAGCGAGAGCAAGCCACTTGTGATTTCACCGGACTTTTCCGACCCAGATACATCTGACACTCATACCTTTACCGTTGATACGAGCAGTACCACTGGCACTGTGACGGTCAATGATGATGGTACTTTCACTTATAATCCGAACGGTAAGTTTGATGCGCTGGGTCTTGGAGAAACTGCAACCGATACGTTTACATATACTGTGACGGACGGTTTAGGCGAAAGCTCTAGTGAGATCGTTACAGTCACTATCCAAGGTGAAAGCGATATAACCGTTCTTCCAAGCAAGATCGTTGCATCAGATGGTGAAGAGGATGACTACTTTGGTGACAGTGTACAGATGAACGACCATGGTGTTGTCGTTGTTGGCGCTATTGGTGAAGATGATAAGGGTTCGCGAGCTGGTGCTGTTTATGTCTATACACCTGATGGTGATGGGTATGTTGAAACCAAACTAGTAGCTTCAGATGGTGCAGGTGCAGATATATTTGGTAATCAAAGTGTAATCAATAATTCGGGTGTCATTGCTGTCAACGCGTACTATGACGATGACATGGGTGATCAATCTGGTTCTATTTATGTGTTTACTCCAACAGAGGGTGGGGGGTATTCGGAAACCAAGCTGACGGCATCTGACGGTGTGGCTGACGATTGGTTGGGTCAAACATTGTCGATGAATGCTGATGGTGTGATTGTTGCTAGCGCCTTTAGAACAGGAACTGATAAGATCTATATCTTCACACCGGATGGCTCTGGTGGTTACTCAGAAAGCAAACTAGTTGCTGAAGGCAACGACGGCTTTGGCAGAGGTACAATCAATATCAATGACAATGGCGTGATATTTGCTGATGGCCCAGGCAGCTCAGCTCGTGTATTCACACCAGATGGCTCTGGTGGCTACACTGAGTTGCAGCTTACTGCTCCTGATTCCATAACTAGTTTCGGCATAAGTGGTGCAGTTGAAGGCGATGGTACTATAGTGGTTGGAAGCAATGATGCGCTGTACATCCACGAACCAGATGGTAGTGGGAATTATGTAGTTTCAAAGCTGATCACCGAGTTTGATCGTACTGCAGCAGTCGCCATAAATGAGGCTGGAGTTATTGTCACCAGTGCGACTTCTGGCAAGGGAACTGCTTATGTTTATGTTCCAGATGGCTCTGGTGGTTATAATGAAATCGTTTTGACAGCTCCTGATGGTGTGACAGGAGATAGTTTTGGAAGGTCAATCTCAATCAATGAAGATGGTTTCGTCACAGTTGGTGCGCATCTTGATGATGACATGGGTGGTCAATCCGGTTCTGTGTATGTTTTCAAACCGAGTGATGACGGTAATTATGTCGGTCCAGACGGCACTATTTATGAGCCAACAGAGACACTGCCAGTGATTGAAACCTTTGAGACAACATCTCTCAAAGTTATTGGTAGCGATGCTGCAGAAGTTCTTTTGGGTGGTGCTGAAACAGACATTATCAACGGGAATGGTGGTAATGATGTGATCACAGGTGGTACTGGTGATGATCAGCTGAATGGCGGTGAAGGTAGCGACATATTTGTGTTTGCTGCTGGTGATACCGGCCATGATGTTCTTGCTGACTTCGATGCTGCAGATATCATTCAGGTTGAAACTGCACTGTTCGCCGACTTCACCGCTGTCATGGCTGCAGCTGAGGATAGTGGTTCAAATACAGTGATCACGATCGACGAAGATACCTCTATCACTTTACAAGGTGTCACGACTGCCGAGCTGCAACAGGATGATTTTCTGTTCATCTAG